GCCTTGGAGCATACGCCCGCCGGCACGAGGACAAACGCGCCGTTGGGCTCCTGGACATGGCAATCAAGCTACCCGGTCACCCGCATTTGTTCGCTGAAGGCAAGCTCATCAAATATCAAGCTTTCGCGCCGACGCTTCGCCAATGGGAAGAAGGCAAGCGTTACATCGCGGCCGGCGGCCTCTGTTGCCTTATCGGCTGGGATCTAAAGACCAAAGCTATGTTCATCCACGACTGGGCGCAGATTGCTCATAAGAAAGATTCGTTTCCACCTGGCGGCAGCTTCAAGCCGCACGCCGAAACCCTGAGAGACTGGCTTGAATGGCGAATGACAAAGTGAACCATCAGAACACCGGCGCGATCGCGCAAGCAATGAAATATCAAGTTCGCACCGGCAACGGCTGGGACGAGCTCTCGCCGGCGGCGAAGGAGTCGATCGACCAGATTCTGAGCTCGATCGCCCGCACGGTTTCGAGCGGCCAGGGTACGCACTGGGACGGCATCATGGCTTACGCGGACGCCGCCAAGCCTGTGCCTCCGACGCAAGTCGATATCGAGCGCGACATGCGCGGCCTAGTCGAGAAAGTCGCCAGGACCGGCAATGCGTGATCTGCACAACCTCGATCTCTTCCGCATTCGCGATTCCTTCGTGCTCGAGAGCTATGGCTCCTATGGCGACGGCGGCAACGGCGCGTTCATTATCCCGGTGCCTGGCCAGATAACCGCGCTCAAGGTCGTCGCCTCGAATGGCGAGGGCTGGGACCACATTTCCGTCTCCGTGAACGGCGAGCCGCGGACGCCCACCTGGGCGGAGATGGAGATCGCCAAGAAGGCGTTTCTTGGCGACGTCACGGCGATGCAGCTGCATCTGACCGCCAAGGATCACATTAGCTGTCACCCATACACGCTGCACATCTGGCGGCCGCACAACCGCGATATCCCCCTCCCGCCCAAAATCATGGTGTGACGATGGCAATTAAAGGCTTCACCTACAAATCCTACAATTTCGTCGAGAAAGACCCGATTATCGACGAGCTCAGGACGGTCGTTCAGGGCAGCGGCGCGACCTACAAGCAGATCCACGAAGACAGCGGCGTTTCGACGCAGACGCTGGCGAACTGGTTCTCCGGGGAAACGCGCCGCCCGCAAGCCGCCTCGCTCAACGCCGTGGCGCGCGCGCTGGGCCACAAGCTGGGCTTCGTCCCGATCGAAACCGCCTCCGTCGTTCAACCCACGCCAGCGGTCGTCCCTAGCCGTTCTATGGGCCACGTCGTCCGCATGGCGAAGATCCGGAAGGCCGCGCGATGACGCCAGAGAAGGAAGCGTTTTGGCAAGGCGCGCTCAATATGTGCGCCGTGCTTGCTGTGTGCTTTTTCGCCGTCTGGGTTCTCTTATCGCCGTTGAGAAATCTCTGCCCAACGATAGCCGCGCCGGTCGCTGCGCCCGCGCCGGTCGAAACCACGGACGCACGCCAAGAACGCCTGGCCCACAAGCTCTGCGATAAGGAGGTTGAGATCCTTATGGAATCGCGCGACCTGGCGGATCTCATTCGCGCAGCAACGATCGTTCACCAGGTCAATTGCGGCATCGAGGCCCGCCTATGAGCCAGGTCAAATTCAAGATCGGGTTCACAATCCCGTCCGACACGCTGATCGCCATGATCGCCAAATTCCTGCCGATCGAGGATCTCTCGGTCGAGGAAATCGTGCCCAAACCGACGCTCGCTGAGCGCTCGATCGCAATTCACAAACTTACTCAGCAAGCCATCGCCACGCACAAATCCAAGCCCCAGATCAACAAGCGCGCGTCGCCAGGCCCGAATCTGAAGAAGGGCATCAACGGCATCGTCGTGACCGAGCTCTCGACCGGACCCAAGCGCGCGATCGACATGCAGCCCAAAGTCGTGGCCGCCGGCTTCTCGGCAAATTCCGTCACTTCGCGGCTCGAGGAATTGCGCAAATACGGCGTCATCGAGCGCATGGGCGACGGCAAATGGAAGCGGGTAGGCTGAGATGGGCGTCCTCGAGGAGGTCAAGGAAGCCGCGCTCAGGACGAAAATGCGATGGCCGCGCGATACCGACGCCGACAAAGCGCATCGCGCGATCGCCGCTTTCGAACTCGGCTTTATCCCGCTAATGCGCCTCTACAGCCGCGATAACGCGCTCTCGATCCTAGACCCGAATCGGAAGATCAGGATCGGAAAGCGGGATCGGCCGACGACGTTCAACATCTCCGAGCGCCATATTCGGCGCGTCGAAACGATCCGCGAGAAGCGGCCGCTCGACGCCGCGAGACTCGAGAGCATCGCGATGAAAGGGACCATGTCGCTCGAACTGGTCGAGTACAACGTCAATCATCCGCCGACGGCGGACGCGCTCGAAGCTATGTGGCTCACCACGACGGACAAAGAGCGAAACGAGTTCTTGGCGAGAATCAGACGGTGAAGCTTGATCCGGTTCAGGAAGCGGCGCTGAGATTTGGGGAGGGCAAGCGCGGCGTCGGCTACTTCATGGAAATGGGGCTCGGTAAGACGCTTCTAACCTTGGTTGAGTTCGACCGCGCAGCGAGGAATCGAGTCGCTACGCGTTTAGTGGTGATTGCGCCCAACTCGTTTAAACCTGGCTGGGTTGAGGAGATACTCAAGCACGGACTGGCCTTCCAGCCGTTCATCTATGTTTCGGGCTCGAAAGCCAACGATCACTGGTTCGCCACAACGAAATACGGCGCTCCGCCGATCCTGATCATCAATTACGAAGCCGTCCGGATGCCAGCCGTGCTTCTCAAGGTGATGGCTTGGATGCGGGTCAGGCCGACGATGCTGGCGATCGACGAGTCAATCCAGATCAAGACGCACGACAGTAAGCAAACCAGGTCGACGCTCAAACTCGCCCTCGAGGCGAAGATCGTCCGTTGCCTGAGCGGATTGCCACAGACGCAGGGGCCACATGACCTCTATCCCCAATTGCGCGCGATCGGGCTGTTCCAGGGCGTCAAGTTCTGGTCGTTTCGCAACGATTTCTGTCAGATGGGCGGCTGGGAAAACAAGCAAGTCGTAGGGGTTAAGAACGCCGACGTGCTCGCGCGGATCATGACTCCAGTCATCTTCCAGGCCAAAAAGGCCGATTGGCTTCCGGAGCTTCCGCGCAAAGACTTCACCATTCGCACTTACGAGATGAGTGGCGAACAAGCGGCCCAGTACAAGCAAATGAGGGATGAATTTCTTCTCGAGTTGGAGACTGAAATAGTCGCGGTCAACATCGCTGTTTCGAAATACGAGAAATTGTCGCAGATCCAGTGCGGTTTTATCCTCAACGAAAATGGGGATCCGCGCGTTCTGGTCGAACCGGAAAAGAACCCGCGCCTGGCGGTTCTGCTCGATCTGCTTGCTCAGATCGAGGGCAAAGTGATCATCATCTACCGGCACCGCTACACCTTCGAGATTCTGTCGGCGGCGCTCAAGGCTCGAGGGATAGGTTTCACTTGTATCAAAGGGCAAATGAAACCCGACGAGACGACCGAGCAAAAGCTTTGGTTCAACGAAATCTCAGAATATCGAGCCATGCTCGGCCAGTGCGACGCGATCAAATACGGCCACACGCTTCTCGGCGGGAAGGATGCGAGAGATCATTGCTCGACGATGATCTTTTTCGAGTCAAGTTACTCGCTTGATACGCGCACGCAGGACGAGGACCGGATCCACCGCCGCGGGCAGCGCGGCGAGAACGTGCTCTATATCGATCTATCCGGCTCGGACATCGATCGGCGCGTGGTCAGGGCGCTGCAGAAGAAAGAGGATCTTTACGAGGCCGTTTTCAGCAAATTAAAACTCGCTGCGCCCCTTGAAGACAGCGCAGTTACGCGCTAAATAAGAGCACGAAAGGACAATGATCGTGCTACGTGAAATCCCCTTCTACCTCGTTGTGTTCGGCCCCTGGGTCTTGTTCTTCTTTGCTCTTGTGGCATGGGCAAGCTTCATCGATAAGCTGACTGCCAAGCCCAAGCCGCCGGCGCATGTCGATACGCCGGAAGAGGCGGAAGCGCGCAAGGCGGAGGCCTTTGCGATGCTCGCTCAGATCGAAAAAATGCGGCTGGAGAACGCTCACCACCACTGAGCGTCTCCAGCCTGGTCGGTCGGGCGATCGCCGCCGATCCAGCCCTGGCGAAGCGTATTCGCCCAGCCTGACGTGTCAGTCGTCGACGCATTCGGATACAGCGCCGGATAAGCCTGATCGAGAGCCTGGCCGACGTTGATGTTGCGATCGGCCGTATTGATCATCTGCGCTGGCTTGTTGACGAAATATTTCGAGGCGAACGGACCCGCGATTCCAAGCCCCGTCGAGGCGATCTCACTGCCGCCCAGATAGTGCCCTGCAGCCCAGCCCGTTACGCCGGTTGCGGCATGGGCGACGATGCCGGGGTCAGTCGGTTGAGCCAGCGCGCCCTGCAGCTTGGCAAGCGCCGGCTGCGCCGGATCATTTGCCGGTAAAGCGTTTTGCTGAGCCTGGACGCTGATGGGAAGAGTATCGTCGCCTGACGCGGCGCGCGTGCGCCAATTCCAGGCCTCGCTGCCGGTTCCTGGCTTGCCCGTAACGTAATCCGAAACTCGCTGCACCGCCGGCGCAGTCACATCGCCTAGTCCCTGCATGACTGTGCCGCCGGCCGCGCCCCAGCCAGCGTCCTTGGCGACTTTCAGAGCGTCGATGCCGTTAGGATCGCCCGCCTGGTGCCCAGCCGAGCTTAGCGCCGCCGCAGTGCCGCCTTCCACCGCCGCGGTGCCGTAGCGCCCTGCGTCAAGGAGCTCAGCGCCGCCGCGGATAAGCTTGCCTGGCGTCGCCACCATCTTCATCTCGCCGGTGCCGGGAATAGCGTAGGTCAGAGCGTTGACGATCGGCCCCATTGGCCCGAGCGCTGCTTGTGAATTAGCGGTGCGAGCACGGATGTCCTGAAGGTTTTGTCCGGTTATCTTCGCTTGCGCATAATCCGCGCCGCCAAATGAAACATCGTCGAGCGCTGCGTTGCCGTAATCTTGCGCCGTTGGAGAGTAGGTCTTGGTGACCCAGTCGCGCCAGGTCTGAGGCCGATCGAGGTTCGCCGGTTGCGGATGGAAAACGTCGTAAGCCAAGCCTGACCAAGTGCCGTCGCCTCGCGAGTCGCCAGGCGTCGAGGCGGTTTGTTGGACTGGAGTCGAACCGTAATCCTTAAGTCCAGGGATTTTAGTTGGCGTGCCCTGCGCAGTCGTTGGCGGCACCTGACCGCCTTGTGATTTCGGATAGACGGTCTGCTTCGGCGGCGCATTATCGTCGTCGCCATAGTCGGTTAGGCCAGGGATCTTCGTCGCTTTAGGCATGGATCACCAACTCGATGGAGAGCTACTGCGCAGTTTCCGCGTGTCCAATCCGCGCTGTTGCCAATTGTCGAGCATCTCGTCTTTGAGATACGGCTTGTCCGCCAGAAGCGCTTTGCCGTCTGCGATTTCCGAGGCAGGGACAGGCTGCGCAGCCGGAAGGGCATCAGCGCCGCTGCCTTCTTTGTAGAGTTGACCGCCTTTTTTGAAAGCGTCATCCAGCCACGGCGCGTATTGCGGATCCATGTTTGTGACGTTGCCGGTGTTTCCGTAGTTCGCAGCGATTGCTTTCTTGGTCTTGGTCGTCGCGCTGTTGACCGCGCCGTGGATGTAGTCCTCATAGCTCTGGTTGAGATTCTGGGTCATCGTGATCGCGTCTTTGAGCGGTCCAACCTCTTGCTGGGTCACGCGTGTGCCGGTGCCAGCCATGCTGTGCATAGCGGATTCCGTCGTCGCGCCGCCGATCCGCTTCAGAAGCGCGACGGCTTGCGCTTCCTCGTTGGTCAATCCGACATATTTCGCCAGAATTGTCGGAACATCGGTTGCACCTTTGTCTTCCAGCGCTAGCTGAGCAATGGCTGATTTGCCTGGCGTTGTGAGGATGCTCTTCAGTCCGGGCGATTGCTTCAGCGACGCCAAATCGCCCTGCAGCGTCATGGCGGTTTCGTTCTTGTCGACGAGCTCGTTCGACGCCGTCTGCCGATCGTCGGACTTCGCCTTCTCATCCGCGGTGTATTGCGTGAACGATTGGATACTGTTGGGCGTCCACGGCATGGCTGAATCGGGCTGGCCCTTATGCGCCAAGCGCCAGGCGTTCTGCGCTTCGATCATCGCGGCGTTCTGCGTGCCTCCAAGCTCACCGACGATGCCCGATTTGATATCGCTGACCGTCGAGCCGGCTGTTCCTCCTGGGCCGCCGCCAGGCATGTTGTTTAGCTGCGTGAGCGTCGCCATTCCCGGCGTCGGCGTGCCGAGCGCGGCGGCGATCTTTCCGGCCATGCCTGGATCCGCAAGAATGCCCGCTCTGAGCGCCGCTGGGTCCATGTGGAGTTGCGCGGCAAGAGCATTGAACTTCGCTTGTCCCACTGGCGAATTGTCGTTCGCCATCTGACCGATCGCGTTGGCGCGGTCCTGGCCCTGTTGCTGAGAGCCCAGGCTCATCTGCGTCGCCGCGATCTTGGTCGGATCCGGCATCGTCGTGTCGAACATCCCCGAAACCATCTGCCGATCGCGTGGCTGGGCGAACGCGGCGAAGCCCATCCCAAGCGCCTTGTTGAAGCCCTGAGCGCGCTCTTGGTATTGGGTTAAATTCATCATCAAAGCGCCGAGACTTTGCGGCGTCTTGGTCGAATTTGGCTCTTGATTGGGTTGCTGAACGCCGGTCGCGAGCGCCGCTCCCGTGGCTGCGTCTGTCGCATCTGGCGCAGCGGCGGCTCCTCCGCCAGGCGCAGCCGCTGCTGCAGGAGCCGCGGCGGCGGCCGGCAACGGATTGCCGTTGGCGTCGAGCCCCAGCGCGGCGCGGTTGCGCCGCTGATTTTCATTCGACCAATCCGCGATGTCCTGTTCCGGATTGTCGGTGTCGCCAGTGACGTACCTGGCCCAATCAAATGGTCCCGCCATATGCTGACGCCTTCAGTTTAATGTGGGGTTTCGGCTTGCGCGGCGGCGGGCCCTTAGACTTGAGCCGGATATGCGGTTTGCCGTGCGCCGGCCGCTTAGCGAGGGCGGCGAGCGGCCCGGGCACGTTGGGCGAGGGAGCCATCGGCTGCGGGCCCGCCATGCCGGGAGGCGGTCCTTGGCCCGCCAGGCCGGCTTGCCCGGGCGGTTGCGGGGCCCCGGCGAGGTTGTTGCCCTGGCCCTGAGCCAGTTGCATCCGCAGCTGGTCTTCGGGAT